AATCTATATTCAGCAATTACATCTTCAAAATCCTGATATACTACAGGTATTTTATCCATACCCAGACTTCTAAAAGCTAAATACCTTCCATGACCTGCTACGCATTTCTTGGAAAGATTAGAAATTATAATGGGTAGTCTAACTCCATTTTTCTTAATCAACTTAGCTAATAACTCTACCTGTTCTTTAGGGTGGTCGTTTGTATTCATTTCATGTGGAACAAAATCATCGAAGTCTATTAGTGCATCATATTTGCAATAAATCTCTACTTCATTAATTTGCATAATTTACCTTTGAATAGTTTAATTAGAAAAGAGTGAACCATCTTCCTTGATTAGTCCACCCCTCAAAGGAAAAAGTGAATTCAATCACTAAGATTCAAATATATCTGCTAAATCTTAACTAGTCCTAATAATGTAATTATTTGATTGAAATTGAGAGTTAATTTAAAGAGCTATAATCAAGGGTATATTCAAAATCAAGGGATCTATAGAGTTCCAGATTAGTCTCAAGAGTTTCCTCTAACATTCTGCGCTTTCTTTGAACATGTTTGGAAGTCAATCCCTCTAATTCCGAGATAAGATTTTTAATCTCGTTTATTCTATCTAAAACTAATTCACCAGGGTCAACCCGATCCTTTATATAATACATATCCTTTCCCTAGATAAGCTCTAAGAAAATTAGAACACGCTAAACCCTAGCTTGTCCAGAATTAGCCAAAGTGAACAAGAAAAGACAAACCACATGAAAAGCTTCGCTACAATATCGAAGAAATTCATTCCCATTCCTTGCAGTACCAATCGTGAAGCTCTTTACACTTGTGAGTATCTGCACCTGCTTTGAGTAGTAGTTCTTTTAGTTGCTCATTCTCCAAAACCAAATCTTGATTATGCTGAGCAAGAGTATGGCTTGGGGTTATGTTGTCTATTTTGGTTTTAAGTTTTTCATTTTCTTTTTCAAGTTCTTTTATTTCATAATTTTTACTAGAAACTTCACACTCATACCAACCATACATCCAATTGAAACCAGTTTTTATCCATTGCTTGTAACTCGTGTCACAAGAAACACTACAGGTATTCCATATATCTTTAAATAACTCTTCTTTTGTCATTACTTCCCCTCTATTTCTTCAAGCAACTTCCTATAACTCTTCAAATTCTCCTCAGCAGCTTTTTTTAATACTTCTATCTCTTTGTCCTTTTCCTGAATCAATCCAGTCTGGACATTAATGATCTGACCTAATTGTAATTTTGTTAACTCTTCTACGTTTGCTGTGTGCATAAATCCCCCTTCATAAATCATATTTCTCAGCCACATACTTTAATATATCTAATTGCACTTCTCTTTCAACAGCCCAATTAGCAGCCCACTCAGCAGCCCGATAAGCAGCACAATTAGCAGCCCGATCAGCAGCCCGATCAGCAGCCCGATTAGCAGCCCGATTAGCAGCCCAATCAGCAGCCCGATTAGCAGCCCAATAAGCAGCCCGATTAGCAGCCCGATTAGCAGCCCAATCAGCAGCCCGATTAGCAGCCCAATAAGCAGCCCAATAAGCAGACCAATAATCTTCTGATTTCAAAAGTTCTAAATCTCCAAACTCATAAATTAAGAGAATAAAATTGAAATAGTCTGTAATCTCAGTGATACCACAATCTGTAACCGCCCTATCTGCGCAAAGAAAAGCAAATTCTCTCTGAGCTTTTTCTAGCTCTTTATTATCTTTAAAAAATACTTCAAACTTTTCATCTATTGGTACATTCTCAAGCTCTAAAAATTCCTGTAAATTAATTGAAACACCTTTATTAATTTTCATAATCCCCCTTTTATAACCAATTCCTATTTAACATCTCGTCCTTATATTTTCTTCTCTGCTCTGGTGATAAACATATCTCACCTTCACAAATTGCTCTTGACCTTTGACATGGTTCGAACAATTCAATTCCTTCCTTCCTACATTCTCGTTTATAGGAGTAAGCGCTTCGTAAACTAATATCTAATACCTCAGAGGTCTGTGACTTATGCCCATCTAACTCATTCCAAATTTTGGCGAAGTATTCAAGATGAACTCGCTTCATTGTTTTGTATTTTTGCTTGCTCATAGGAGAGCACAACCTTTATCGCTAATCTCTTGCTTGAATTTATTCAACATCTTATTGGCCCTAACTAATTCGCTTCCTATGATGATGCAATTAACTGCGTCTTCATAAGAACCCATTAATCTGACTATTAACCCTTCTAGTTCTATAATCTTAATTTCTAGAGATGTTATTTCTTGGCTATTTAAAATATCATTATAGTAATCCATTAATCATTTTCCTTTTTTTGATAAGGTCTAACGCGCCACAAAGGACAAGTTATCGTATTGCACAGCGTGACTTCTTTTCTATCAAAACAACAACAGTCAATGCATTTAGCTTTTATTGCTTCGCTCCTACTGTGTTTTTCCCTATATATTTTGTAGAAAAGAATAGCCATTGAGTCAGGCACGTTTTTTAAGTAAGAAGAAATTCTACATGAGCTATTTGCTAGGAATGAAGAAATTAGAGCCTTTCTTGAAGCTATCTTGTCTAATCTATTTTGAGTGTTACTAAATTCTACCAATTTTACTCCCTATGGTTATTTGCTTGCGGTTGTATAACTACTAGCAAATAGAGATAAGAAAGTACATAGCATTATCTATACGCATAGTATTATTTATACACGCAGTGTCTTAAATCACTTCCCTATTCCCAAAGCGTCAACTATATCAATCTTGTTGCGATACACAATCTGTAACTCACCAGGTCCATAATGCTTCCACAATCTTTTTTTGATATTGAAAACCGGAGCAGCAAAGCCTTTAACATCGATCCAAATCTTTTTGCCATTTTCTTCTATCAAAAAATCAGGCTTGAATAATATTTTAGCTTTTGTCAGATACACTTTCGGTTGAAGCTCAAGTATTTTTATCCTGCCAGCTTTTTCTCTAATCTTAAGCTGCAAATAGAAAGCCGCTTCGAACTTTGAATCGAATGTGTATCCATCAATTGTAGTTTTTTTGTTTTTATATTTGTTTGTTTTGAACATTACTATCCTCTAGAAAACAATCATAATCCATACACAGCGGTGTGATATCGTGTGCGGCCATTAAGATATTTAAGTCCGCTAGTCGCATCATTTCTGGGAATGATAATTCTTGTTTGTTAATTAAATTGCATAACTTAAAATACTCATGGGATTCGTTTTGTGTATCTGCTGGTAACCCTTTAAATCTTTTCTGCTCAGATAATAAATGCTCAGCAGGTGATTCTATGTCCTGATTTTGATAGTAAGTTTTTAGATCATCACAACTTGTCACGTGCATTGTTTGCCTCCTTGAAATCTTTAAAAGTTATTGGCATATCATAATCATATAAATTAGTTACCTTGCTATAATTAAGCCTAAATATCTTCTCTTCAGGGGCTTGTGACCTATGTTTGTTTATTCTTAAAGTCTGATAAAAATATCCAGACAAAATGAATCTTTGAAGTATATATAAAAATTCACATATATTAGCTATAGATTTACTTCCACGAATATCATTTGGCTCTATTAAATCACGAGAGTTATCTGACACCTGAGAATTCGTATGGGCTATAACTAGTGATGCTAAATAATATTTTTGGGTTAAAGATTTTATTATTTTAGAAATCCTAAATTGCTCATCAGGTTTTTTATCGTTGTATATTGCACTTGTAGTTAAATTATCGAACACCAAGGCATGTATTTTATTTTCTTTAATTACATTTTCAATCGTTACAAAATAATCTTTTACGGTAGTAACATTTTCCTCCTGTTCACTGAAAATAAAAAGGTTGGGTTCTTTTAATTGCATGAACTCTGTTTTGCAAATATCCCCTTTCAAATCTTTTTTTGTTTCTTCTGAAAGAATTAGAAGTATGTTTTTAGTTGGATTATATTTTAAAAAATCAAGGATAATTGATCTCACTACGGTAGACTTTCCTCCTCCGGTGGTTCCGATTAATAAATGAAGCTTCCCTTCCCTTAAACCTAGGTGTGCTCTTAAAAATTGGAAGCTGGATTTAAAAACTGTGCTGTTATTAGTTTTATTAAGTGTTTCAACTTCAGACTTTGATATTAGAAGTTTTCTAGTCGTTAGCATTGTATTCCTTTGGATCTATATCAGCTTTAGCTAATAATTTGTGGCATATTGCTAACCGCTCTGATTCATCTAAAATAGATTTTGATTCTATCCAGTCCTCATATTCGCCTGTAAAAGTTGAAAATAGTTTTATGTATTTCTGTTCTGTTTCTTCATCGGTGCAGTGGATATTATAATTTTTGACTGCCTTTAAAAAATCATCATATTTTTGTTGCGTAGTGATAATCTTTTTAAGACGCTCCATGCCTTTTTTCTTACCCATTTTTCGCGGGTAGTTGTTATACAATGCATCAATATCAAAAACAATATCTGTATTTTTTTCTTTTCTTTTATTTTCTTTTATTTTCTTTTCTTTTCTTTTATTAGAGGTATTTGTTTCAATTTTGTTTGTGTATTTACCCAAATATTTCGATAAGTTAGGTATTTCGAAGTAAAAACTTTTTTGACGTTTTTCGAAAAATAGCAGACCAACAGCATGCATGACGCACGCTACTCGTTCGCTCTTTTTCAAATTAACACCCCATAAGTTTCGAATTATGGAATCATGGAACTCATAATTATCCTGTAACTCATCGCAAGATGATTCACCGCATAGCTCTAATAATGAAAAAAAGTAGAAATAAAAACCGATGCCGATACTATCTCTAAATAACCTAAGTTTCATATCATTTCTTGCGAAAAAAGAGTGTCTAAAATAATTTTTTCTACCCGAGGCCATTAATAAACTCCTTGTAATTCATACACAGAGCCTAGACATATTAAATTTATGTGGTATCTTTTCGGCTCGGTTGAATGTGGGGTTACGCTATATTAAACTTTGTAAAAAGTAAAATTAACGTAGCCCCATGTCTTCAAAAAATAAACTACAATCTCTAAACCTTAGAAGGGAATTTCGTCGACTACGAATGAAGTATTAGGTTTATTTGATGATTGTTCATTTTTTGTAGAACTATTTTTAGCACCTAAATATAAAATTCTACTAGCTATAATCTTTGTAGTATATCTATCTTGTCCTTCTTTATCTTGCCATTTATCAGTTTTTAATTCGCCTTCTAAATAAAGCTTATCACCCTTAGAACCATACTCAGAGGCAATGTCGGCAGTCTTATCCCAGCATTCTACTTTGTGCCACTCAGTTTGTTCTTTCTTGTCTCCCATTTTACTTGTCCATTTCTTAGTCGTAGCAACTGATAGTGCACAAACTCTATTACCATTTACAGTTGTTTTAAGTTCTGGATCTTGTCCTAAATTTCCAATTAAAGTTACTTTGTTAAGCATGATTTTCCTCCTGTATTTTGTTATTAACTTTTGTTAAAACTTTATATAAAATATCTTCTTTCTTATCGTTGCCATTTTGATCAAGGAAATTACCTACTGATTCTGAATAATCATCAGGGCATGATTTAAGTTTTGCCTCAATCTCGGTTAGCAAATCTTTTAATGTATTATCTGCAGCACCGCCACTTTGCCATGTCCTTAATTGCTCCCCATGCTCTTCTGTAATAAGAAATGTTTGATCAACAAATAAACCTGTTCTATCTTTAGATGTTTCAGCAGTATGATTTAAAGCTACATCAAAAACAGTAGTAAATTCATAATCAACACCATCTCTCTGAATTGGGGCTAGACCTACTTTTCTTGGTGCTTGTTTACCTTTAGAATTAGCTTCAACGACATACTCTGTTTTGCTTCTCATAGTTGCAAAAACATTGATACCAGACTGCATGAGAGCGCCAATAAACTTATCTTGTTCCGGTGTAAACTCTCCCCAATTTGTGAATGAATTACCTCCGCGCATATCCTTTTTAGTCTTTCTATCAAGAATACCACCTTCACCATTCCATGCATGAGAGATAGAATCTATTACTAGATTTTCATAACCAGCATCTACAGCAGCATTGATAGCTTCAATATATTTTGCTGTTGTAAAAGGTGGTCTAATTTCCGTTACATCGTAATTAAACTTATCGGAGTAAAGAGAAGCACTCCCATTTTCTGTATCAATCACTGCAATCTTTCCACCAAAACCAGTAGCTAATCTAAGTGCTGAATAAGTTTTGCCTGATCCGGCCGGCCCACTAATGGCAATTTTTAACTTAACTTGTTTTCTTACTGCTTTCTTGAACATTCAAAACCTCCTTTAGTTTCTTCTGTGCTTTTATGGGGATTCTTCCCCTAAGCACCCAATTTGATATTGTTGATCTACTTTCATAACCCATTAATTCCGCTAACTTAGCATGGGTATTTCCTGGTTGTCGTAACCATTTCACTAGTTTTCTTAACATATATAACCTCCATATTTTTGACCAAAGTTATATTATTTTGTGTACATTGTACACAAGTTAGATTAAAAAAGGTCACAGAAAGGTCACAAAAAAGGGTAGTTAATTCATGGAAAAAAAGACCAAATTAAATGACATAAAACATACAATTAGATTCGCTCAAGACGAGCCCTGGGATTGGGATATGCCTAAGGAAGGGCTTTATATTCCCGAGGATAAATATAAACTACCTAAGAGAGAGAAATATTTCATTGATAAGGCGCTTGTTGAAATCAATGCTAAACTAAAATAAGATATATTATATGGATAATGTATATCGAATCAATTCATTAGAGTTTGAAGACTGGTACAAGGCCCATTATTACTGTGAAGTGAAAGAAATCAAACTTAAAAACAACCTCTCCTGTTACAAGTGTGAAACCTGTAATGATCTATATTTTGATAGAGACCAATTTTGCGATAAATGCAAGCGTGAATATGGCACTTGCTCATGTGATTAATATTAAGATGTTCAAAAAGATACCTAAGTAATTTGCTTTAAATGACCCAAATATAATTTCAGTGTAAAATTAGACCATCAGTTAATAACTAATAACTAATAACTTGTGGTTTATATTATGAAGAAAAAAAATACTGAATTATTCACAGATTTAATTACTACCAGTTTGGTACTAATAACTATATTGATTATTTTTGCAGAATTATGAATGATAAAGACGACAATTTATTAGAATTTACTTTAACTCACTATGAGAATCCTTATTATAAAGATTCTGTAGAGGCAAGGCTTTGCCATCTATTAACCCTAGTAAGAGAACATGAACATTATCCTAATTATTTATCATTAGTGGAAATAAAACTAAGTGAAGCATTGTTTTGGTATGCTGAATATCTCGAAATGATTGATGAAGACAATGAATAATTAGAAACAATAAGCTTCAGGCACAACTATAAATTGACCATACTCGAAAAATTTCCATTCTTTATTAATATCAATTTCAGTTATGGTGCATTTCCTATCTTCACCGGATTTCTTCTTACATTTTCTATGATAAATAATGCCTTCTTTCTCGCTGAAGTCATACCAAGTTTTATCTTTAGCTCTTGGTGGAGACTTCTTCGATAACCGTCCTAGAGAACAACTTGATAACACCATTCCAAACAAGAATATCATCATGATCGCGGTCAGGTCTTGCTTTCTCACTTTCTACCTTCTTTATAAACTCTCGCAACTTATCGTAGCGATTATCATTGTGAGCTTTTAATGCCTCTCTTAAGACACCAGCAAACTCTTTACCAGCGCCTATAATAAGATTTGGATCTATCATTTACTCTTCTTTTTTAGGTAGCTTAATTGATGCAAACCAATCGATAAAAAATACAACTGTTTTATATGCTTTATGCTCTAACATTTTAGCGTAAAATTCATCATCTTTTTGGCTAGGAGTAAGATCAACTACACCTTTAAAGATTGTCATTAGCGGTTTGAAAAATAATCTGAAAGATCCCATGACTAGAAGTATAGTAAATAACCATGTGTATTGTGCTGCATATTGTACTAAGAATGGTTGAATAAATGCCATTGCCGCTTCCATAAAAAATTCCTTGGTTAATATTTAATTTTTATAGAGGCAATTAGGTCACCCCTGTTTGTTATAGGTTTAATTCTGACACGCGCATCGATTCTTGCCAAATCTTTTTTGCTCATAGTCAAGGAATTACGCCCAGCACCAGCAGCCTCAATCATGTATTTTTCATCTAAAGCTATCGCGACATGCGTTAAGTGTTTATCACTTCCACCAAAAAATAATAAACAATCTGCTGATGGTTCACATGATTCAAATTTCTTACTTAGCGCCCAGTTATAAATCGTTTGAGCTGTCATATCAGGAAGGGTAACACCAACGTCATGCAAACTTTTTAGAACCAAACCTGAGCAATCTAACCCATCATAGTTGTTGCCTGCCCAGATATACGGCGTGCCTATGTACTGAAATGCCATTAAGGATAATAGAGTTTTTAAAATCATATAATTCCATTAAACATTATTCTCGAATAATTGTACTATAGAATTTTTGGTAGCCACAAATGTTATGGTCTCACCTGCATCATAGAAATCTTTTATGACAACAAAACCTGTTGTATCGACACTATCTACTTCAGCATAAGAATTAGCGGGCACAACAAAATTAGATGAAAGACGAAATGTGCGCGTATTATAATCGCCATAACTGTCACTCATGGTAAGTCATATTCCTTTACTATGTATGAAAGTCCGCCTACTGATGGAACGGTATCACCTGCTTTATATGCTACAGGATAAGTAAAATTTAAAAAAACTGGATTATTTTCTATGAAAAGCAAAACATACTTACCTGCTGAAACAACAAATGGAAGTGATGGTTTGTTAACTGTATCAGGGTTAATTGAAATATTTGCATATTGGCTCATAGTGAATACTCTAAGACAACTGCATCTAATTCAACGTCAGTTGTTCCACCAGTACCTGTGCCGACTGAATAGGAAATAGTATCACCTGCATACATAGGAACGCCTAAAGCTAAACTATCACTAAGCGTAGCGCCTCCGCTGTTGCCACTAACCGGATTCCATCTTTCAAAAAAATTACCAATATTGCCTTGAACTATTGCAGTACCTACTCCAAATGTGAATGTAATTTTTGAAGCTACACCAGATGCAGGATTTCCTAATAATATCTCCTGAACATACACAACAGATCTTCTCCCTGCTGGGACAGTATAAGATGTTGCAGAGGATGCTGGAGTCGTATCATTTACACTTATTTTTACTACGTTTATTATTTGGTCAACAAATGTTGTCATAATTTATACCGTATATGGTCTATAGTGAATATTAATAGTCAAATCTCTAGCACTCAATGCATTACCGTCAACATCAATTCTTAAAGCATCGCCTTGGTTTAATAATCTATTGGCCGCAGATGCAAAAGTTGGCAGTGTAATACCTGTACCACCGCTTGAACTTACATCTAAATAATTTGTATAAAAAGAAATTCCATTAGCAGCTGCTGAAGTTATAGATAATTTTGTACTTAATATCGTACCATTATCTGTCGAACCTGTGATTGAATGGATATCAACAGTAGTTGTACCACTCAACCCCGAAACTCTAATATATCCGCTTATTCCAACTATTTCAGAATCCCAAATCAAACCTCGCGAACCATCTTCACCACCATTAAGCTTTCTAAATGCACCCAGAAACTTAAAATCAAAGGCCTTATTACTTCTCGCTGCAATTAGATTTGAGACAGCACCGACTCTTGTTAGCGTGGATTCTGATATAGAAGCATTGAAATTAACTTCTTCTTGCTGGATTATGTTTAATGCTTCCGCTATTTTTGTCATCGCATTCCTTTACAAATACAAATAAGGATCACCATTATCAGTGTAACCAATCCTATCTATTAAGTCAGTTCCTGTAGGAGTAAAACCCATATCCTCAACTGTAATAGATGTACCTGTTATGTCAATTATTTCTACTTCCCCTGAATCTTTCGTGAAATCTTCAGAATGAATCCTGATTACCATTTCTTCTAATAGTTCACTGGGATCAACAACCGTAAAAACTGTAGAGGAAATGCCTGCTAAAACAGTTAATTGCCTGTTGAATGATCCATGTATAGATTTAGTCAAACTATTAATGGATGAAGAAGACTCATCATAGTCAGAAGGCTCCACTATATAATCAACACCAGGCGCTAAGCTTAATGTATCTACGATCATAGTATTTACTTGATCGTCTCTAAATCCTATAAAAGTTGTTTCTTCATTGTAAATGAAATCTTTTGAACGAACTCTAACTCTTTCACCAATAAGACGCTGCCATTTCTCATTCTCTTCATCTAACAAACTAGTTGAATATGACCTTTTCAGTGGGATATTTGTAGTAGTAGCGCCTGTCGCTGTATCAGAGGCAGGTGCTATCACGATATATCTACCGTCAACATTATAGATTGAATTAACTAGAAGTAATTTAACTTCACCAGTTTTTAAGTTCATTTGACGGTTAAATATTTGCATAACCTTTGGTTCGAAGTTTCTGGTACCATTTTCTGTATTAGCTATATTTAAATTAGTTCCATCAAAAACAACAGCATCTCTAAGATCAAGGTTGAAACTATCCCTATAGTTAACAAAAACCTCCATTGATTCAGCCCCAAATCTATATCTTTGAAGTAGCCTCTCGGAAATGCTTTGAATTAATGCTCTATTAGCAACTGTGTCTTTTAATCCAGGTGCTTCTATAGTCAGTACTTTATTTGGGACTTTAATTCTATTGGTAGAATCAGAACTCTGGGTTATTTCACCACCTAAAAACTTATCCTCTAATACATCAGGATTAAATTTATAAACAATCGCATTATAGAAGTGATCGTTTATGCTTCTTTTTAAAACTATGCTTTCAGGTCTTTCAATATTGGATGCATTCAATACAGGCGCTAGATTAGTTACTACAGGAGGCGCTAAAAATACTGCGCTAGTTCTACCTTTTCTAATAGTCGACAATATACCCGATGGAAATAATATTTTACTTGATATGAAGTCTTCACCAGCTACAGTGTCTTTAACTAACAAATCATAATCGACAAAAAAACTTGAGTTAGTACTAGCTATAGATTGGAATTGTTTTACATCTATAAACTTTGGTTTTATTCCAAAGCCTGCAACAGCTCCACCACTAACAGGTAAAGTATTATATTGGGACTTAAAACTAGCTAAAGCAGTATTGCCAGTGTCAGTAACTAACGTACTCGTTACCAATATATAAGATCCCGAATCAGTAACACCAAAGCCTGAGATAACAGCATCTATTACATCATTAGAAGGATTATCAGCACCAGTAATAGTTAAAGTATCACCTTCAGTTATTCCATACTCATCTTCTATGTTATTTATCCCTGGGAATAAAATAGAATTTTGTATAAATAATGAAGGCGTTAATTGGTTAAAGGCGCTAACACTCAAGCTATCTATATAAGTAGCTTCAGAGTTAGATAACATAAGTTTCAATGCCATACTTATTGGATTGCCAGTCAGCCTATAAAAGCTTTCTATTTCGTCATTGTCGCTATGGGATACGGCAGTAGTTCCAAGTGAACCCCTAATAACCGTGAAACTTGTAGCTCCAGGTACAGCGGTTACCTCTAATAGTTCATCGCCTATTCTAATATAACTTTGAAGTATATCAACAGGTGGAATAAAATTAGTGGTTGAATCAACTACCACAGTAGTAACACTGCTATTTATTAATCCATTTAAAGCATTGTTGTATTTTATGAATATTTCATTTTGTCTAAACTTCTCAGGAGAGCTAATAGATAACTTAACTAATCCAGCAGGAAAACTAATGTCATCTATAATACCTATAAATATTCGTGTAGCATCCTCTGGGAAAGCACCTCCTTGGAATGATATGTAAATTTGTGCTTCTCTTCCAAGCATATCGTCTACTATATTGCCTGGTCTAAACTTCTCAGATAATAAAGAATTTTTATCAATCAAATTCACTGAAAATCTACTAATAGCATTAGGTAGTCCATCTTCAATATTAACTTGTGAACTTATTTGAGTGGTGGTTCCTTCTAATGAAATATAATCAAGAGACTCATTAGCTGTTATTAAACCATCATAAGACAATCCAGGAGCATCGTAAAATAAACCTGTATCATATTTAGGTATGACTTTTACATCTACTGCACCAAAGCAATCAGTGAATCCGTCTATCTTTAGAATAATCTGTTGTTGCAGATTTGTTCTTTTCGATAATGCCTTAGTAGTTTTAGTTATTTCTATGGCCATTATTTAATCTTATTGAGGATAGCTTTTAAGTCATGTTTAATTTCTTTTTGACCCTCTTTTAGGTATTCCATCTCTAATTTTAATAACTTTGTATCTTCATTTTTGGCAAACTTTTCTATGTTATTTTTCTTTTGATTAATTATCTTAGCTTCCACTATATCTATGACCTGTGCTTTAGTTGTAAATGATCCAAAATAAAAACATACTAATGCAGTAACAAGAGTTATTACAACGCCAATTAATTTATCTTGAATCCTTGCTAACATAACTACTCCCTAATTACAGGCTCGTGAACAAGTAATGCAAAATTCAATTCTGCACAAGTATCATTTGCTTTATAAGCATAACCTTTTTCATCGAAGTAGCCCCTTAGTTTCTTGACACATTTATTTTCATTATGTCTTGCCATTGCCCTATCGTCTGCTAGCTTCTCATGATACGAATACCTTTTAAGTTCAGAATTGTATTTCTGATTATCAACAAAACTTCTAAGGCTAGTACATTGCTCAGTCGTAAATTTCCCTGATGCACAATCTGCCTCCATCTCAACACTAAAATCATTCGCTGCTTTTAATCTTTCCTCTGCAACAATATTCCCATCTACTTCTAATAGTGGACTCTTTGATGCAAATACTGATGTGCTAATTAAAAATAAAACTAAAAATTTCATATATCTTCCTTTGGTTAGTCTGCTAAATAAGACATTGTTGCTTTTGACCCTGCATTTACCCTTGCTGACGATCCCCCTGTTCCAGAATCTATATAAGTAAAATTTAAAGTACCATCAGCTTGCGCGTTGATAGAATAAATATTACCAGCAGCCGCAGCGTGATAACTGTTTAATACAGATGCATTGGGACGCGCCCATACTGGTAAAAAACCTGATGCAGAAGATGCAGAAGACAAAGAAGCATGGGTTATTGTAGACTGCACCTCAATAGTCACTTGTTTAAAAATCTTAACAATCCTTATTGACCCTCCGGTAAAATCACCAGTTGATGAAGTTGACAGAGTTACGTCTTGAATACCTATACCAGCCCATTCAGCATCTGAACCCCTTTTAACTACCGTAAAATTAGAACTTATATCACCATTCGTTAATGCTAGAGGGCCACTTCCTGAAGTATGATAAAATCCTATTGTAACGATATCGTTTTTATCTAGTTTTACATATTCGTCAATTACAAAATCTCTATTAGGTGATGCAAGCGTACCCTCTATTTTGTAATTTTTTCTTTCTACCTCTATATTGTTAACAAATATACTAATATTAAGACCATCAGCAGCGTCTAGGTCAATATCTGTTGAGTGAACTTTTGATTTAACATGATATGTATCTGTTTTAGGCGATGTGAAATAGGTAGCACTTGTGTAAGTAGTACTTGAAGCAGCTCCAACATTTGTAAAATTGCCATCTATATCAAATCCCACATAAGCTGTATTAAACCCAATATGGTACTGAGTAGAAGCCGACATCGAAGTAGTAGCATTATTTACCGCTTTACTTATATTAACTGAAGTTGTTGGAGTAATTACGTTTGTGTTTGCGGAAGTCCAACCTACAATCGGTACTGTGAATTTAAACACCACGCCCATTCCTGCACCTGAAACACCATCACCAGCAGTTTTCTGCATAATACCATTCGATGTGGCAATTTTAGAAACAAAGAGAGAATTTTGGTCAACAGCATCACTAAACATAATATTTGTAACTCCTGCATCATAATAGGCGACTGATGTTGCTACCCTTGAATATGTCCCTAATATATTTTGGCTACCGCCAGATATTTTAGAGATATCTATTAAATACCCCACCGGTAGCTCTATCGAAGCTCCAGGAGACGATGAAGGAGTTCCTACAATAAAAGAACCCTCTACTTCCATAGAATCGCCTACTCTTCTCCACTTACCAAGTGCTGTTGTAATTGTACCGAACTGAGTAGCTGTCGGCGTGTACGAAATCCAGTCTGTATCTTCACTTAATTCAGCAGTACTAAACTTAGGCTCTCCTATATGACAATTATCAAGATTAATAGTTCCAGCAGAGGCAGATTTAACTCTTAAACAAATATCTGCGCCAGTTGCTACAGTATCCCTTTCATAAACATATTTCCAACCGCTGCCACCAACATATGAAGTATTGCAAGCATTATCAGTAGTGCCATTATTCGCGCATAGTTCAACATCATTTAAAGATGAGTTTATATAACAACCTACTTCATATCTCCGCCCTTCCCATTCTGTTGAAGTAAAGCAAGATTTTATGTCGATAGTCGTACCTGACGTAACATCAAGTGAATTAGCACCGTTTTTAAATACCACTGCATCTTGAGTAATAGATCCTACTGTCGAAGTAAATTCAGTAACACCTGTTTCAAAGCCTGCGTCAGTTAAGAAATTATCCAGATCACCTGCACCACCGCCACCTGCACCAGCACCTACTTCCACTAAAGCACTATCTACAACTTGATAAAGTTTTTTAGTATCTGTAGCAAAACATAATTGTCCATTCGTAGCTGTTGCTGCATAGGTAACTAGGTTAGCATCGGTATCTTGTTTTACATCTGATCTAACTGGTACTTGCATAGACATGCCGGAGCCACTACCTCCAGATATTATTTTATTAGTTAATGTTTGAGAATCTGTTGTTCCTACTACTGAACCAGTTACGCCATGTACACCACTTGAAGGATTATCAACTTCTGTACCGTGAGTTAGCCCTGAAATAGTATTAGATCCCCCTGCGATTGTTTTATTAGTCAATGTTTGAATATCGCTTGTACCGACTACTGAACCAACGACACCGTGAACACCGCTCGATGGATTGTCTACTTCCGTGCCGTGCAATAATCCCGAAATAGTATTAGACCCAGCAGTAATTGTTGCACCAGTAATAGCGTTAGCATCTGTTACAGTTATTCCACTTTCTTGTATTTGATCGGCCCCAACAGTGTCAGATCGTATTAATCTATTGTCGTTAGAAGCTGTAAAGTCATACGAGGTAGGTTTAACTACCCAGCTAAGTATTCCTGCACCGTCAGTTTCTAATATTTGAGTCGCTGTACCATCAGTATCAGGGAGTACAAGAACATAATTAGAAGGAATTGTCGCAGGAGCTTTAATAGAGGCATATTCACCTCCTGAAGAATCATTAAATCTAATTTCCTGTTGAGTTAAAATGTTCAAATAGCCATCTAGCTCAACATAATTAGCAGGCTTAAGCTCGATTTCAGTTGAGCTATTTATTATTTTATTGGTAGATCCAAATTGAGCGCGCGCCTTACCGTGATACGAAACCACAGTTAGCACTATAAAGAATGTGATTAAATATAATAGAGTTTCTATTTTTCTCATGAGTTTCTATTCCTTTCTAGCCAATAGCTTACTGCGCTAATTGTTACTCTCATATATGTTATACAATTGAATTTACCTAAAGCTGAATCACCATTCTGGACAGCACCGTTTGCTGCAATGTTATTTTTCATTGTAACTTTCTGAGAGTCATTCGTGCCAATAACTGTAACAATAGTTCCATCTAAAAAAGAACCAGCGTTTTCTGCTAGAAATGGAGTCGAACTAGCATCTACATTTCCAGCATCCCCGACCACTAATATTAAATGATTCTTGATCCTCTCATCTATAGTTATTTGTCCCGAAGCAGTTATAGTTTGTACTGCTCGAAAGATTGTAGACTCTTGGTTGATTACTTTTTGTACATTGCTTATTGACGCTATCGATTCTGCATCGATGTTAGCTAAATCTATTTTACCGACGACTGTATTTCCAGATGTATCAGTCTTCGAAACGAAAGCAGCATTAGTATTTGCCGATGATAAATTTGACCCAAAAGCTACACTCATTATACCACCCTATACGTAAGTTTTCCTGTCTCGTAATATTCTGCTAACCCCATGCTAAATAATTCCTTAAGTTCATAATCAACGCCATCACTAGATTGGGGAGTGTTCAATAGTATTAGCTTCTCGAAAGTCCCAGGAGTAGCTACGTCTTCCATAAACTCAACAGGTTTTATATCTGTAATAAAATTCATAAAGTCCCTAGCATTCTGAACGCCTGTAGGATTATTTGTAATCACATCAGAATCAGCGCCTTGGTCTACATCAGTAATAAAAGTAATATTCATTCTTACTTCACTTACTGAACCATAGCTAACTACTTCCACTTTCCCACTAGCTGATTCTTTTCTAGTGCTAGATGTTTTCTTTCTATTATTTATACTAGGGAGATAATCTTTCAAATAGAATTGAGGTATATATTCTGACCCTGTAGCCACTCCAGAATAAGTTGTTAGCCCTGTTACGTCAGCACCTGTAAAGCCAGCAGCACTATAAACAGAAGTGTCAGAATTAGTTCCACTTGTTATCAATAAATCAAACGTGCCAGGAGCACTTATAGTTATAATTCTAGTTGATCGATCTACTGTTACTGTATAAGTCTGAGTGCCGACAGCGTTTATTGCTGCACCTACTTCAGCAGTAAATTCAGACATACTGAAATCACCTATATTTAATGTACCAGTTAACTCTCCAGCACCTTCATTGAAATCTATTTTAGAATTAGAACTCGTAATTGAATAACCGAAATAGAATTTAGCTTTAGTTTTTAATCCCATTATGCAGTTCCTTTCAGTACTAGCCCTTCATTATCAAAGCCTGCATTTAATAAATCTGCTAATCTTCTTGGCGTATCTTGAGAATCTAAGATATCTCCGTTTACATTTAGTGTTACCATAGTCTGAGGTTTGGTCTCCTCAGTTTCTCCCAACGGTAGATCACTTGAGAAACCAGTTTCACCACCACCACCACCACCTGCGCCACCGCCAGCAGTGGCACCGCCACCACCAACAACTGCGCCAAGTGCTCCACCGAAAGCTGCGAGAGCAGCACCTGCACCTATCAATGGACCGCCAACAGCAGGTCCACCAAGCAATGGATTAAATGAAATTGCAATACCCTCTAATATAAATCTAGTTCCTAATTGTATTGCAGCTTGTCCTATAGAGGCAGCGAACGCTTTACCAAAAGCCTCTATAGCATTCTCGCCTTTAGCTAAAGCAGCACCCATTGCAGCGAAACCACCGCCAACGCCTTTGCCTATTCCTTGAACAGCATTATTTTTAATTGATGTTGTTACTTTTGCCCAGTCTATTGCAAACTTGTTCCCCTCTGCTCTAGCACTATTTAATTTCACGCCAAATAAGGTTAGGCTATCCAACGCTTGTTGATCTACTGGACTTAACTTAGGTACTTCAGCTAAAGCAGGTGTAGCTATCCCATCAGTGGGGACGGTCGGTTTTGTAGCACTAGCTATCTGAGAAGCAAGCACAGATACTTTATCTCTAAAACCTTCAAGTACTGCTATTCTTTTTGCTACTTCTGCTGATTCTAAATCTGTATTTTTCTTAGTTGCATCTATAGCTATTGCTAATTGATCCGCTTTTTGCTTAGCGAGTTGCATTGTTATTTTATCGCCATTTTCAATTGACATTCTTCTGGCTTCTTCCATTTGTGCGTTCAAATCACCCACGATAGAAGCATTAACTATCTTTTTAACAGCAGCGTCTAACTTTAGTATTGCCTCTAAAGAAAACAAAACACCTTGTGCCATAAGTGAAGATGCCTGTATTACCAAATTGAAACCATCAGTTGCTAAACTAACTAATACTGTATTGTTATCTTTTACAAATGTTATTAATTCACGGAAACCATTGCCCAGTGCTTTTATACTAGCAATCACTTGAGGATTTTTAGTAATTAGGAAACCAATCTCTTCTAATAAATCACCAAAGGTATTTTCTAGCTGTGCCGTAGCACCTGAAAATGTATTAAGCTGTGCTAGTGCAGCACCACCGAATTGCTTGTTTAATGACTTGATTGTATTTTTTAGAGTCTCAGCATTATCAGCACCACGTTTTACTATTACACCATACCTACTAAAAGAACCTATTTCCCCAGCAGCTGCCTTACCAACTAATGTTATCGCAGCTCTCAAATCAATATTAAGTGCAGCTGCCATATCAGCGGATGCTTGTGTTGCTTCCTTTAATCCATCTACTGAAAGATTACCTAGAGATTGTAATAGCGCAGCGTTTTGTAAAATAACTTCATCGCCAAATTTAGATGTTTGCTGCAATTGGGATGCGAAAGATTGAAAATTTTGACTTGCTGCTTGTGTGAACTTACCACTAATCTTTAGTGCACTATTTAAAGAGTTGATAGCATCTTCTTGTTGTGCAGCTGCCTGAATAACTCTTCTTGCAGCAAAAGCAGCAACAAAAGCAGCTCCTAGTGCAACAACTTTTTTAGTAGCACTAGATAAACCTCTATCTAAGGTTCCACTAACATTTTTAGAGAATGACTTCCCTAACTTATTAGAAGCTTTAACCCCTGATGCTGTTATATTTTTGAAAGAGTTTCCAATACTCTTGTCATCAAGATTGACAAGTAATGTGATTTTATCCGACGCCATCAATACCGCCTAATGACTTCATAGCTTCTGCTAAGCTTAATTTTCTTGTTTCTAATGTTATATTGGATAGTTTATTTAGATTCTTTAACATCTTTCTTTTATCGCGTTGCTTATGCTTATCAAAACATGCCACATCTAAAAGACTTAACTTTTCTCTGGCCTTAATAGTCTCCATAGATTTTCTATACATGCCCCACCTTACTGAATCTAAATTATCTAACTCTATTTCACTAAGGGAATAAAACCTTTTAAGCTGCGCTCTATCTAGCTCAGCATTATCTAGTTTTTTTTAGCACCCACAAAATCCATGATCTTTTGAATATGGTCAAACTCTAGTTCCTTATAAACATTTTCAGGGCATCCCATATATTCAAACATCTCCACATTAGATTTTGCAAGACCTTCGCTTTCGTTCTTTTCAGATAACTCAGTTACTCTTTTTCCCCAATCGACTAAATAAGTTTGGGATGGGCAAGTGCAAATGTAATCCTTACCTTCCCAACGAATCTTAAATTGTGTCCTTGTTTCAAAATCAAATTCTTTCATTATACAAGCATTCCTTTGTCCGCTTTACCGAACGCAGCTAAAGATACCTCAGAAGGTCTATTGCCATCTCTGTATGCACTAAAATCTAACTCTAATACTTGTAAGTCAGAACCGGAAAAATTAAGTCCTGTTAAGTCAGGCTTCGCTCTCCATACTGACCATGCATTAGTCAAATCAGTTTCACCTGATGGTCTAAGCATTAACTCTTTTGAGAGAGCTTTCATATTTGTAAATCTTTTTGATTCTCCAACACCTGTAACAATATCTGCACCTACAGTTAGATTATCACCAGCAACGTCTCCCAATGTTTTTTGGAATAAAGTAGCAATGACTTCTTTAGCAGGTACACTCACAGAAATATTATTTCCGTTTTGGATTTGGTCAAGAAGGGTTTCACCTAGTTGAGATGCAGTTACATCTACAAAAGAAAATTCAGGAGAAAGACTAACATCATCAGTTGCCCCGAATGAAAATTTATCTCCTACTACTTGATTTAGAAAAGTAAAACCTGTTGCCACACTTCCATCTACAGCTGCCGTAACAGTTCCCATAGATCCTGCTTCAACAAATAAATCAGCGCTTGAAACGCAGTTAGAAAATCTACCAGCATTAGCAGTTAATGCAGTGTCAGCAGCGCTTGCTACACCAGCAGCGGATAAGCCAGTCACAGCTCCAGCGTCAATCAATGTTCTACCATCGGCCGCAGGTGCACCACCAAAATGTAGGCGATAAAGTGATAATGTTCCGTCGATGTCAGTTGAATCAAAGTCAAAGTATGTACCTAACAAACTATCAGCTACATCAGCTACAGTAGTCACCTTGTCTTTGTTTCTTAGTCCATAGAAAACGTCTACAGGTCTAAGAGTAATGTTGGCTTCATTAATGTTGTTGTTACTTCCAGCACCCATTTTTCAATCTCCTATGGTTAACAAAAGCTTATAGCTCTTTCAAAGTTAAGGGTTATAGTTATTTTCACTACCCTCTGATTCAATTCTAAATCTTCAGGCGTAAAGCTTACAGGTAAAGCTCTATAAAAGTTAGTGTTCGCTTTAACACTTACAATATTAGCAATTTTATCTCTAATAGCAATCGCATTATCGAATACTATATCGTAATCCTCGACTATATCCCTAAACACTTTCTTGTATAGCTCTATACTGATTGGAAATATTTCTAAGTTATGATTTCCGGTAGGTATTAAATCTGTTGCTAGGAATATAATTTTGTATCCAAATTCTAATTCATTCTCATTTAAGTCTATCGTCCCAAAGGGATCGTCTAGCTGTTTTAAATCTGCATTCACAGATGATATTTGTCCTTTTATGTAGTTTCTAGTCTCGGTTATCATCTTCTAAGAAGTCTTCCCGTTTGAAGGTTAATATTAACTGAATCTTGTTCGCTATCTGCGTTTTCATCTAGCCTAATAACTACGCTCGTTTCAGTCTGCCCTGCCAAACCTGCATAATGGTTTGCTTTGCTTGTAAACACATCATTAGGTTCTATCCTAAGGCTTTCAAAGATAATCTGTAGAGTCAAGTAAGTACTCCATTGTTTAATCTCTTCTAACCCTAGTATTTCTTCCTTAGGTAATTTAGTTCCATCTGTTTTAAACAGCCGTCTTCTATCTAAACTATCCATAATTCTTTTTTGAGATTGCCTGTGTTTATCAAGGAAACTATTTCTTCCTTTTCTAATATAGTTTAAGATATCATCTTCTATTTCCACCAAATCAGAATCATTAGAAAACAATCTATCTGTAGCAGAAGAAATAACACTTATAGTCTTTGTAAATACAGAAGGGGCTCCATCGGTAGTTATCTCAAGCTCTACTGTCTCGGTAGCTTCTGACGAATAACTCCAGTCTAAATACTTATTGCTAGTAACATCTATGAAAGAATCAGTAGCGCTAGGTTTAATTCTCATTAATGTAATAGCAGCTTCATCTACGGTAATAAAGCTATCCAAACCGTTTAGCCTAGTCTTATCGTTTTCTTGTATAGTTGATTCTAACTGTAGCTTTCCAAAAATCATTATTGCCTACCTTCATCTTCTTCTATTGATTCATTGCAATGATCATATTCTATTTTACCTAGCATTTTGCATAAGAATATCTCTAATTTCTTTGCCTTGTTATCTCTTACTCTTTTTCCCATTCTACTGCTTAAAGTTTCATCTGGATAACCAGCAAAAATACAATTAACAAATTGATCAATTCCTATAAGTATATTCCAGAAATATCGTTTCACCAATCTTCACCTTCTTCAGCTATAGAAGTGTTTATTTCTATTTGATCTATATAAGTAAAAAGATTAACGCAGAAATTAACCGCGCTAGTAGCATGTTTATTATCATAAGAGAATTTAAGCCTTACCCCAACTGTCAAATCAGCAGGGAATAAAACTATTCTTTCAGGACTATTAGGAAATACATTCCAAGACTTTCCATACTTCTTATATCTCTTCCATACAGGCGTCTCTATTGAACCTATATTATATTCTGAGGATAAGGATATGTTATCACCTATGTTAGAATCCCACGCATAAAGCTCAATTCCATTAAACATATATTGGCCATCTATCTCAAAATAATGATCGCTAACAATATTAGCAGTAGCGCTAAAGACGCCAATACCTTGAAGTCTTGCATCTAAACTTGGAGTTTCCGAATTGTACATTGCCATTAAATATATTCCTTTCTTTTATGAGTGAATAATACTTTGGCAGTGGAGCTAATTGTTTGCACTTCCACTAACAAGATATCTGGTACTCCATCTATATCGAGTCCCAGGAATAAGTCAGACTTAAATGATTCAGAATGACTAAATTTACCGACGCTAGCATATTCAGAATCTAATAAATGACCTCCGCTATAAGATGTCAGCGATGTCAATCTCTGAGCAATACTATTTGGTTGGTCTGCCCAGACTCCACCAACAACTGTCGGGTTAAATAGGAATCTATAAATAATTTCCGAGTTACCTGATGTTGCCAGAATATTAAACACAGAACTTTTTATTGATGAATAAGGCGTTGCAGGATTTATTCTAATAGCAAATAAATGCATAGGAGTGGTGGTTATCTTAACTGTAACAAGCCCAGAATCCAATGCCCTTCCATTCGCTTCTTCAGTCGAACCACCTTCACTTATAACAGTTCCGCAGGTTAGTGTTAAACTACTAGCGCCCGCTGCCGTACCAGTATTCTCAATCTCCGCCCTTATCGGGAGTTGACCACTTTGAGAATAAGGAACAGTTATTACGTTAGAATAGTTTTCTTGGTGAACATATATGATTTCATTGCTTATAATTATGCCCCATCTCACAACATTAGAGCCTAACCAAGAATAATCTATAATAAAAAGTTGTTGCTTAGTGGGATCAAGCAATACACCTGATGTATTACTTAAATCAGCAGATCCATCTAGCGTATCTAAATTCCAATTGGATTGATTAATTTGTTGGTCAACTACTGAACCTGATGTTTTTGATCTTCTAACAACTCTTACTGTTAATCCATCGATCTCAAAGAATACTCCATTGTTAGCGTCAAATGCGCCTATTCTTTTTCTTGTGTTGGTCTGAGTACCATGGAAATTACCTGTTAAATATATTAGCTGAGACTTTCCTTTAATGTATTCAACCCTTCTCCTAGTCTGAGCAATTGCCTTATCACCACTAGCTGTAGTGACTTCCAGTTTATGAGAAATAGTATTAGCGTCATGGGAATGAGTCGCTGCACCAGTGTTTTTAAAAGACCAATATAGATCAACATCATGGTTATATTTAAACTCGTAATCAAACAAAGTAGTAGGACTTGAAACTCTTAATCTATGGAACGCATCTCTCGATTCGTTTGATAGTGCTACAGGTACGCCCGAATAGGAAGGGTTTTCTATATTCACCTTCATTGCATCAGCTACATTACCTATCGCTGTGCCATCTGTTCCACCTAGCGGTGTTGTTCTTGATGTTGCTTTACTAACTACCATTAAGAAAACTCCTGTATGGTGACCGTTGCTGTACCTGCTTTGGTTATTAAATATACATTTATATTATCTCCAATTTGTAACTCTACTAACTCATCTTTGATAATAACTATACCAGTGGTGTCGGCAACGCCTGTCGTACCGTAATAAACATCTTCACCACCTCTATTATAGATAACTACAGATTTGCGATTGGTTAGATTAGAAGCACCGACAGCAGCAATATCCTCAGTTGTGGTTATCGTCTTATTACCATCAATAAATAATTGGTTTGCGAATGAGGATATTTTTATTTCTCTCTCATTCGTTATACCAACTGTATTTCCTGTAACTTCATCGACCAATACTACAATTGTATTATCTAAGCTCGATGTATTATTAGAATCAGTTATTGGCATTTTACTTCCCTATCTTATTTTTCTTCTTAGAAGGTAAAGGTGCTTCTGTAATTTTAACGCTTAATAGTTTACCTTCTTCTTTAGAAAGCTTTTCTATCTTAAATTCTAGCTCATCAAACCATTTGAAAAGGACACCGACTATAGAGCCGGCATCCCCTTTAATGCTGTATTCACCAGAAAAGATTACTCTCTTAAATGCTTTGTACTTTTTTACGTCTTCACTAGTGAACATGTTTTAATCCTTAGTTAGCAAATTCTGCAACTCTTAAGTTAGATGTACCTGATGCTGTGATTGCCCATACGTTGGCATTTTCACCGAAAAGAAATTCACCTGAACTACCTTTAGGAAGTTTAACCCCTGTAGCAATTGTAACAGTGTTATCTTCACCGATGTAACAATCTTGTGAGCCTAGATTTTGAATAAGCATATTCAATCTTCCAGACAATGGTGTAGCTGCAATCTCACCGACAACAGATGTCGCACTGGTAACTGAAGTCTTCCAAACATCAAAAGCGTTTGTAAGAGTCAATGCATTGATTGAACCATCTGCGTTGATAGCAAGAAAATCTGTGCCATCTCCAATTTTAACAGAATCAGAAGCATGAGTTAAATCTCTTATGTCTAAATCTGTTGCTGATACGGAAAGCGCAACTCCACCGTCATCAACTGTTACTGATCCACCACCGTCATCAACAGTGATAGAGTTGCCGCCATCATTGAAAGATAAGTGACCTGAACCATCGATCAAAAGATCGTTTGTTCCATCGCTCACCTTGATCGAATGAAATGCTGCCTGAATGTCGTCTAATGTAATCCCTGACATGTTGTCTCCTTACGTCCACTCGAGTATTTCTATAATTTGGGACGCTTTGTTAGTCTGTAAGTATAGCGTTGTCGAAGAAAGTTTCAAGTCCTCCAATGATAAGACCGAACCATTTGGTACAGTCATAAACTTGGTACCACTCTCTGTAGACACAAATGCAATTTGCATTTTAGCATTACCCCTAACTTTAATTAATAATTGTTTAACATTCGCACTTAATACTTGCGAAACTTCTGTATCAGCGACAGGGGCTGATAAGTTATATATTTTAGGTATGGCAGCAGGGTTAGAGGTTACATTTAGCGTCTCACCTGACTCTTGGCATATTGTAGTGTTAACTGCCGTTTCACCATTACATTCTTTAAATTTTGTATATTCTCTATCGTCTATAGATTTACTAAGAGACATCTTCGCCCCCTTTCAATTCTTCATCTTTTAATGGGTCAATATAATACCAGCAAAACCAGTTGCCATCTGCAAACTGAAAATGAGAATAAACAAACGTAACTCTATGTTTAGCGTTGTTTCTAATCATTAAGCGACGAAGCCCCATAGGGGACTCCGCCTTTAAGAAATTAGGTATCTCACCTGCCTTCAATTTAATTAATCTCTAAGTACTGCTACTAGTGGAGAATTACCTGCACCAGCGGATAGTTCACCTACTTGCATAGGAGCATGTCCCCAAAGATGATCGACAACTACTTTCTTAGCGTCAGTACCATATTGGATATCATTTTCCTCTTGCATATTAGTATTTCTTTGAGAAGCATAAGCATAACCATCTTTATCTAAACAAATTACTTGTTGAGTTCCTAGAAGGTTATCGATAACTACTGGAACACCGTAAAGTTTTCCAATAACTCCTGAGCTTAGTGCAGTCTCTTGAGCACCATAAGAATCACTTCTGATAAAATCAGCGATTCCTAATAGTACAGACTCTTGGTCGCAAGAAACAAGATAAACCATTTGGTCAAGATTACCCTCATTACAAAGAACGTATTCTCTTAGGTCTAGCATATTTTGTTTAGTAACATCAGCAGGAATACCTGCATTAATAGAAAGACCACCCGCAGCTGCGACGCCTGTATAGATTGCACTAGAAACAAATCGACCAACAGAACCAGCAGCGCGTTTAGCAGCTTCCATTCTAAATTCGATGCTTGATTGTGTTTCATCAGCTTTATCTTCGATCCACATAACCCCTGTATTTTGGTTAAGGTTTAATGCATCTACTGCATCTGTAAGAGTTGATTCACCAAAAGCAGCACCAAAAGCTCTATTAGCAGCTGTGAAGCTTGATAGTCTTGGAACTGAAATAGTTTTAGAACCCTTAGCGGCAAAAGGTGATAAGTCTTTTAGAAAAGGTAAAACTTTAATTTTAGCTTGAAGTTCTCTTTGAACCATAGCGATGATTAGGTCATTTTTAGTATTTGGTAATGTCTGTGCCATTATTTAACTTCCTTGTGAGTGAGCTTGCCTTATAGCATTCTCTAATTCAGCATTGCTCATTTTATTAATAGTTTTAGGTAAAGCAACGATAGGCTTTTCCACAGGATCGGCATCAGTAACGTTTGCTTTGTTTTTTCTAAAGAGAAAATCATTTTCCTTCTTACCCTCGTTAACTAAATATTCAACATCTCTACTAGAAACATTGTAGTTAGAGTCTATTTCAAGACCTCTGATTTTCTCACTATCAAGCAATCTAAGAAGCTTATCGGGATTAACACAGCCAAGCTCTAAAGCTTTAGTTTTAACTGCTGATTCAACTTTACTCATTATGTAAGCCTCGTCTCTTTTTGCAATTTGGCCCTTCAACTCGCCTACTTCACCTTTCAAGGATAAAATAACTTCCTCGTATTGACCTTTAGATTGCAAATCCCTTTGCTCATAATCCCTAAGCTTGTTTTCTAGCTGAGTATTTCTCTCATCACGAGATTTCTTCTCACCTAGTAACTTCTTATAAGTTTCATAAGCTACAGTATCTTTTTTTGCTTGGTTTACTTCAGGTTCGTCACGGACTGCTGATTCCTGAATGCCCACTGGGTCTTGACTTGTTTCTTCCATACTAATTAATCTCCCTTAAAATTACAACACTTAGATTTTTCTAAGTCTTTTCTCTAATTTCTCAACTAACTTATTAATAAATTTATTTGAAACATTTAGCACTGGGAAGCCTAAATCTTCTAAATGCTCTACTATTTCCTTTCTTGATTTACGCGAACCTTTGGTTTTCTTCTTACTGCCCTTATAACCAGGATGATTGCCTTTAATATCTATTGTTAGTATGCCTGTAGACTTATTGAATCGGCTGAATAGCCCCTCTAATAAACTACCTGTTAATGTTAAATTAGATTTATCTGATGAGTATTCGCTGTGAGTAGAATTATTCCTAGCTATATATTTTCTATGTTCAATAGTTGACGGTTGTAGTTTCTTATAATTCTTGCCTGTTTTAGGATTCTTTTTATCTCTAATAGAATCTTCCAAATCTCTTGCAGCGTCTTTATATATGTTACTATCAGCTATAGCGTCGTTTAATTTCTTCGTTATAGAAGCTGCTGCTTTCTTCACTCCTAGAATGCTAAATTTAACTACCAACTCTTACTCCCTTCAACCCGCCTACCTCATCCAGCAGCTCTCCCAGTGTTTTCTTCTCTTCGGGAGTGATTGATTTTGCAATCTCTGTGGCATCTTCTTCATGCAGACCAAAGAAAATTCTTTCGGGTAAAGTATCTCCTGTATTATGGTTAAAAGCTTTTTTAGTATCGACACCTTCACCTACTATAATCTTAACAAGATTCTTCTTAATGTTCTTACCGTCTATTGATTCAAGCATGTGTTGCGTCAGTGTCATATTAACATCACCCCTGCCAACACCTTTAGCTTTCGCATATGCTTTAGAATACTTAGTGAATTTACGTTTATCTATATCCTTACCCGATTGGGTACGCTCAACCATAACCTGTAGCGCTCTATCTACAAATTCTTTTTTCTCTTTATCAGTTGGCTCTCTACCTAATAGTTCTTTTAGGTTAAAGGTTTGGCTAACTTCACTGAGTTTGTATTTCGGGTCTTTGAATGTCATCTAATAAGCCTTCATCAGAATCTATTTGTTTGACTAACTCTCTAGCATCTTCATCCGAGATACCTTTACGTTTAGCAAGAGCTTTTACTCTGCTTGTTAAACCTAGCTCCATCTCTACCTTGATTTCTTCTAGTTGTTCTTTATTCGACCTAACTTCTTCAGGTTTATTAAATTCTACTGATTCAGTCATGACTTCTAAATTGCCAGTAGGAATATATTTAGAATCTAATACACCATCAGCATTTTTAGCTACCTCTATCCAGCCCTTAATTATCTCAAACTTATCCGCTTCAACATCTTTATAAACATCAAAATCTTCCTGCGAAGCATTGAATGTTTCAAATATAGATAAGAATCTTTCAAAGCCTGAACTATATCGATCACTATTAGGAGACATAGTTACTTCACTAGAATCAACATCTCTACTAGAAAGATATAGTGCTAAGAATGCCTCTATAAATTCTTTAGCGCCTGCCATGTCTGGGCTAGGGTTAGCATATGAGAAATCCATATTGATTTCATTGCCTTGCTCATCAGTTTGGTTAATAAGCTTTAGTATCATATGGGAGCCTATTTTAACTTCTTGAGCTAATAGGTTTGCTGGCCCTTTAATAATTGCTTGAGCTTTGGATTGCATATGATTAGTATCAGCATAGTCAGAAAATGCCGCATTGAAATCAATAGTAAAATCTGTTACTGAGTGATGTTTCCTAATAAAATAAGTAAAGTCTTTATCAAATACCACATCGATGAAAGGCATCTTGCCAGTTAATTTAATAAATTCCGATGATACTTCATCTAACAATTCTGCTGTAGGGTTAAGAATAAATAAGCCTGTACTGGGAATAAATACTCTACCTAGTCCGTCCATTAGAAAATTAGATTCAGTTTCCAAATCCCATACTACAAATCTATTCATCATAGCTTTATAGTCATCTTCATCAGCTATAGCATCGTTTGTGAAGTCTCTTGTGCCTCTGTTAGTCTGACTGTTTCCTTTATAACCTGTGGCATTTTCAGTTGTCTCAGCGCCTTCTGTATCCACTGTTTCTCTGTCATTAACAGAAAGAATAATAGTTTTAGCTTCCTCGGGATCATTATCCATTGGGATAACATCATATTGATGAAGCTTCAATGACTTCATCACTAGCTTGCCACGCTTAGGTAGTATTTGAATTAAGTTTTGATTTTGATATTTATATGCATGGTTAGAAGCTCTAAGCTTTCTATTGAATTTTCCATCCTTATGAATAAGATCGAAAATCCCTGCGTCCCCTTCAGTAACTTCTTGATAATTTCTTTTAGGTTCTCTCTTATAAACTACAGCAGTTTTCTGCACAATCTTATTAGCAATATTAATTGATGCTACTTTAGGCATCTCTTGAACAGTTGAAATATCGAAGTGACCTGCTAACTTCTCAGCTACATATTGCTCGTAATCATCAGACATGACTCTATATTGTTTCCAAGATTTATCTTTACGATATTTGTTCTCGCCCTTTTTAATTTCTTCAATTATTTGTTTTCTGAAATTGGGATTAAACATACTCATTTTATCTACCTCTTCTTTGAAACAATGGCATATCTGGAATAGTTGCAGTTAATCCGTTGTCTAGCGCCCAACATAAGTAACCTAAACAATCTGATATATGAGTAAGCATAGCATTCTCACCTTTTTGGTCAAGCTTGTTATCTTTCCATGCTACTTTCTCTAAATCATTGATAAGCTTTCTGCACTTCGGATCAATTATAATTCTACCAGCTTTCAATAGTCTATTAATATTATTAACCCGATCATTAACAAAAGGATTTGTCACGCCTTTAATAGTGAATCCAGCATCTTTTATTATTTGGAAGTCTGTAAAGCCCGAAGTCTTTCTATTTTTGCCTGTGCTATCTGGATATACATAACCACCAGCATATCCGCGTTTAGATAGTTCACTCATCATTTTAGGTGTATCACTATTTTCTTGATAAACTTCATCAAATATATGAAAGCAGTTATTAACCATTGAGCATTGAATAGATGTCATTGGATGAACATTAAAATCCATTCCTATTAAAACACTGCCAGGCATTCTTTTAACTGACTTAACGTGAATATCTCTATCGAACTCATAGTAGACTTGGCCATCATCAGCATCGCTATATAAGCCTAGCAGGAATCTCTCTCTTTTATCCTCAGGCATTTCTTCTAATATCTGTAAATAATCCTCATCAATATTCTCTAGGTTATCCATAGGATTCATTCGTATCGAAACATAGTCTTTTCTATTAACGGGTTTTTCTTTTTCTGGGTCGAAATGTCTTTCCCATAGCCAATATGCCCAATGGATTTTTGTTGCAGGATTCTGATCATAATAAAATTTATTCTTTAATGAGTTCTTTTCAGCTAATCTAGTCTTAGCAGTGTTGATCGCATGATAACTAATCTCTGAACACTCATTGAAATATATAGTTGAATACTCTTGACCTAATATTTTCTCTACTCTTTCTTTATCATCTAAACCACCTATCCATATCTTAGACTTATTAGGTAGAGTTATAAAAAAGTCTGATCTATTCCATTTAATAGGTAAGTCAGGAAAGCAAAGATTGAGGACATCAGGCAATGTCTTTAACCATATAGATTTTTTAGCAGCATTGAATTTACTTCTTAATATACAATGAGTACTTTCAACTTTAGCAGCCCTAACTATAATTGCATAAATAGCGATAAAGGTTTTTCCAGAACGAGAGTCAAGACCCACCGTATAGCATGACGTTCTTCGCGCCAGATGCTAACAGTGAGATAGCCTCCTTCTGTTTTAATGTTTTGTTAAATGGCTCTGGACTAGACATTCTTCCAGCTTCTTCCTGTTTTTATATTACATATAGTTGAGTGGTTAACTCCAAAATCATTTGCTATAGATAGTTGAGTATCTCCCTTAAACAGTCTTTCTTTAATAATTAAAACTTTATCACTATTTAATATGGCCATAGGGTGGTCATTCCCTTTTCGATATTTAATTAAGTTATTATCCACAGCATGAATATGGTTTTCTCTGTTTGTAGCCCATTCTAAATTATTTACATTGTTGTCTGTTTTTATACCATTCTTGTGATTAACTTGCTTTTTATTGTGCTTATTAACTATAAACGCTCTAGCTACTAATCTGTGGACTTTTATAGTCATACCTATTTTGTTCACACTAAGCCGCATTCTTGCATAACCTTTTTTGTCTAAACAATTAGTCATAATCTTTTCTTTTATAGGCAGAGGGTATCCATGTTTTCTGTCAATCACTCTGGCCAATGATTTAACTCTGCCTAGATTAGACACTTCGTAAAAACCCTTTATCTCTGGCAAAGTTTTCCAAATTTCAATCATAAATCAACATCCTGCTTATCAATCTTAATACTAATATCCCCAGAATGTTCCACATCTTTTTTCTCACCATAGATTTTATGAAAGCGAGTTTTGAGAGCAAAGATTAAACATGCAGTATCAGACTTTCTTGGA